ACATTGAAACAGAAACTGTAATTGGTACAACTGTAACTACCTCAATACCTGTTACACATACAGTTAGTCAAACAAACATAAATGCTGTCAGAGTAACTCTAAGATTTCCTTCAATGCAAAAGTTTGAAGATAATGGAGACATCAATGGAGTTTCAGTTAATTTATTAATAAAAACTATTGAGAATGATGGAACAACCACCACAGTGATTGATGACACAGTTGAGGGGAGATCGACAAACGCTTACTTTAGGGATTATTTAGTAAAATTTAGCTCAACAACTTCTTTTCCTGTTGCGGTAAGAGTTGAAAGAGTAACAGCAGATAGTTCAGATGCAACTTTGGTAAATGCTTTTCAATTTAATCAGGCAACAAATATAATTTTTGAACAAAATGCTTACCCTAACACTGCTCATGTTGCACTTAGATTTAATGCTGAACAGTTCCCAAGAATACCAAAAAGGGTGTTTAGGCTCAGAGGGCGCAAGATCAAAATTCCTCATAATGCAACTGTTAATTTACAGACAGGTGCAATTTCATACGCTGGAACTTTTAACGGAACATTTAAAACAGATAAAGAGTGGACAACAGATCCAGCCTGGATTCTTTACGACTTGCTTATAGATACAAGGGCGGGCTGTGGTATTCCAGAATCAAACCTAGATAAATTTAGCTTTAAAACAGTTAGTGAGTACTGTGGAGCATCAGTTGATGCTGGTAATGGTGATGGATCTACGGAGCCACGATTTAGCTGTAATGTAAATATTACGCAACAGCAAGAGGCATATACATTAATAAATTCTCTTTGTTCTGTGATGAGAGTGATGCCTTTTTATTCTGCTGGTGGTATTGAAATTTCTCAAGATGCACCAAAATCAGCCTCATATATTTTTACAAATGCAAATGTAACTGAGGCAGGTTTTATCTATGCTGGATCAAGTTTAAAAACAAGACACACAGTAATAAATGTCAGCTATTTTGACATGACCACTCAGGAAGTTGACATTGAAACTGTTGAAGCTGATTCTGCAACTCAGACAAAATATGGTGTAGTTGTTAAAAATATTAGAGCTTTTGCGACAACTAGCAGAAATCAGGCAAGAAGATTAGGCCGTTGGTTTTTATATAATGAGCAAAATTCTGGTGAAACTTGTTCATTTGCGACAACTGCGGCTGCTGGCGCATTGGTACGCTGTGGTGATGTTATAGAAATATCTGACAGTTTAAAAGCTGGTGTAAGGCGTGGGGGCTTATTAAAAAGCGTTACTAATACAACAACAGTGGTTTTAGATGATTCAGCCAATACAGATATTCCTAGTCTTGGGGCTAGTCCTACGATTTCTGTAATTTTACCTGATGGAAGTTTAGAACAAAAAACAATCAGTGCGATTTCTGGCACAACAATAACTGTTTCCTCTGCCTTTAGTGCCGCACCAAATCAACACGCACCATTTATCTTAGAAACTTCAAGTTTAGAAACAACTACATGGCGAGTTATTGGTGTAAAAGAAAATGATGATAAAACTTTTACAATAACAGCTTTATCACATGACTCTGGTAAATATGCTTTTGTTGAAGATGGTACAGCTTTACCTACAAGAAATATAACAACGCTTACTGAAGTAAAAGATCCACCAGAGGGATTATCAGCATCAGAAAAAATTGTAATCATTAATGGTACTGCTGTTCCAAAAATAATCCTTGATTGGATACCGCAAGCTGGTGTATCAAAATATCAAGTCCAGTACAGAGCTAACAATGGTGATTTTAAAACTATAGAAAGTCCATCAAGTAATGTTGAAATATTTAACACTGATGTTGGTACTTATGAATTTAGAGTATTTAGTTTCAATGCATTAGGTCAACCATCAAGAACTCCAGCAGAACTTACTTTTGAAGCTGTTGGTAAAACTGCCCCACCAGCAAACATCACAGGACTTACATATGAACCTTTAACAGATAAGCTTGCAAGGCTTAGATGGACACCACCAACGGAGGCAGATGTGGTCGCAGGGGGAAAAATTTTCATCAGGCATACACCAGACACCACAGGAAATGGTACTTTTTCAAATGCAACTGACCTTGTGACTGCTGTTGCTGGTAATACAAGTTCTGCGGAAATTCCAATACTGGCTGGTGAAGTGATTTTAAGGGCGCAAGATGATGGTGGCCGTTTTAGTACAGGTGAGACATCTGTAATTATTGACCCACCTGATCCATTACCAGCCTTAATTACACAAACAAGGCGTGAAGATCAAGACAATCCAAAATTTCAAGGCACAAAACTAAACACAGCATTTGATAGTTCATCTAATTCTTTGAGTTTAGCTGGTGTAGGTTTATTTGATACTATTACTAATTTTGATAATGAACTAAGTATCGACTTTGTCGGTGGTGTTGCAACATCTGGTACTTATGAGTTTGGCGGTAGTGCTGGCGGTACTTTTTTAGATTTAGGTGGAGTTTTTGCTTTAGACCTTAAAAAACTTGTAAAATCTCAAGCTATATTTCCTAATGATTTGATTGATAATAGAGGCTTAATTGATAGCTTACAGGATTTTGATGGCACAGCTAGTGTTGATGTAAATGCTATTACTGAGGTAAATGTAACTCAAGATGACCCCAGTTCTGGCTCTGCCACTTACGCTGGTTTTCAAACTTTTGCAAATGGAACTTACAAAGGAAGAGGTTTCAAATTTAGAACTACTTTAACCTCGAATGATTCTGCACAAACTATCCAGATCACAGAATTAGGATACACAGCAAGCTTGCAAAGAAGAACAGAATCAGGAAGTCAGACATCTAGCGGTTTGACTACTGTTCTTTTTGATTCTCCATTTTTTGTTGGTACAAGTTCTCTTTTAGGTGCGAACACGCAGCTTCCATCAATAGGAATTACGGCAAGTGATTTACAGGCAGGAGATTTCTTTACGCTGTCTGATATTACAGCTTCATCATTTAAAGTACAATTTAAAAACAGTTCTGGTGCTTCAGTTAATAGAAATTTTAATTTTACTGCTGTTGGTTTTGGTAAAGGTGGCTAAAACAGATATACTAAAATAAATTACTCTTTTTTAGAATGGCAAGAGTTGATAACACTGGTGGATCTGGTTTCACCGTTGATAATGGTACTGGTCTTGTTGTAAGAACAAAGTTAAATCAAATAATTGCTGCATTAAGTACTAATAATCAAGGCTCTGGTGATCCGACAATCGGTGTTGCAGCTTATACGCAACACATTGATGGTAATACCTTAAAAATTAGAAACGCTGCTAATAATGCTTTTGTAAGTTTAGGTGATGTTAGTCAAGCAAACTTTGGTCATGCGTCATTATCTTCAGAAAATACATTTACAGCAAGAGCAACTTTTAATATTACATCTTCGATAACTTTACCCTCTGGAACAACGGCTCAGAGAGACGGCAGCCCAGCAGTTGGTATGATACGTCATAACTCTGAAGCTAACCAGTATGAAGGCTATAATAACGGCTCCTGGGTTTCATTAAGTGGTGTAAGCGGTATATCAAACGTGGTTGATGATACCTCACCACAGCTAGGAGGTAATTTAGATGTTCAAGCAAGAGAAATAAATACATCTACAACAAACGGAAATATAAAAGTTACACCAAACGGAACAGGATTATTTGAAATTAAAGGAAATACAAATGATGGTACTTTACAACTTAACTGCAATCAAAACAGTCATGGTGTAAAAATCAAATCCCCTGCTCATAGTGCTGGTCAATCTTATACTTTAATTTTGCCAGATAACCAAATTGCTGCTGATAAAGTTTTAAAAGTTAAAAGTATTTCTGGTTCTGGTGCAACAGCAGTTGGACAACTTGAGTATGCAGATGCTGGTGGAGGTGGAGGTGGTACTGGTGGAGGCGGTGAACAAATTTTCTTTGAATCTGAAAACGAAATGAATACAAGTTACACAATTTCATCAAATCATAACGCTTTGGTAGCTGGACCGCTCACTATTGCCTCTGGTGCTACACTAACAATAAATAGTCCTTCAGTTGTAACAATTCCATAATGGCCATAGCAATCAACGGATCTTCAAATACGATTACAGGAATAGCAGTAGGCGGTTTGCCTGATGGCATAGTAGATGCAGATATGCTTGCTTCTAATGCTGTTAGTTCTGCAAAAATAGCAGATGACGCAGTAACAGATGCAAAACAAAATCTAAGTGGTGCAGCTAAAGCATGGATCAGATATAAAATTGATAGCTCTGGGGTAACAAATCAAGATTCTTTCGGCATTGCTGGAGCGGCGGATAACGGACTAGGAGATGTAATAATTACATTCACAACAGCTATGGCAAATGATGATTATGTTTGGAGTTTTGTCACTGGAGTAGGTATGTGGAATGGAAATGAAGGCTATGCAACTACAACCACATTAAGGTTGCGTAATATGGCAAGATTTGATTCATATTCAAATGCAGATTCAGACATTAACGCATGTGCAGTTTTCGGAGATCAATAAATGGCAAATTCTGACATAAGATTTATTTACGAAAATGACGAAGGTGGTATTACTATTGTTACACCATCAGACAAAACAAATTTAACATTAGATGAGATTAAAGCTAAATGCTGCCCCAGTGGAAAAACAGTTGTCACAATAAATAAATCTGAAATGCCCTCTAATAGAAATTTTAGAAATGCTTGGAAACTTAATAATAATAAAGTAGAAACTGATATGACTAAAGCTAAAGAAATTCACAAATCAAATATAAGAACAGCAAGAAAACCTAAACTTGCAGAACTTGATATTGAGTTTCAAAAAGCCTTAGAGACATCATCAAGTACTACTGATATAGTTAGTAAGAAGCAAGCCTTACGAGATGCCCCTGCTGATTCTGGTATAGCATCTGCATCAGATGAAGCTGCATTAAAGGCTCAATGGAACACCTCTATTCTCGGGGATTCTCCTTATAGTTAAGCATGACAGCAAAGATTAAACTAAACGCAGCATCAGGTGGTGGGTCTATAAGCTTACAAGCACCCTCATCATCTAGTAATAACAGAGTTATTGCCTTACCTGACATTGCAGATGGAACGCTTTTAACAAGTCAAAGTTCTTTAGATTCTACTAAATTATCCCCTGCCATAGCTGCTGGTATAACTGAAATGGATAATTGGCGGCTTAATACAGCTTATACAGCAAGCGGTATAAACTATTTAACTTCAAATTGGGAAAGAAATGATACAACTTTTGAAAAAATTGGAACTGGTTTAACTGAATCAAGCGGTATTTTTAGTTTTCCATCTACAGGTAAATATTTTATCTTGTTTCAAATGAGTTGGACTTCATCAAATCCTAGTAATTATAATGGAGGTTCAGGAAGAAATGTTACAGGTGTTATTTTTATAAAATTAGGAGAAACATAATGAGATTAGACGGAAGAGCAGAACACATAGAAGATTACCTTATTACTGTTCGTACAGGACAATGGTTTGGATGGAGTGATTCAAAGAACAAAATTTATGCAAATTTAATAGTGCATGATGGAGGTTCTAAACCTACAGAAAAAGAATGTACAGATGGACTTGCTGCATTACAGGCTGCTTGGGATCTAGAAAACGATAGTTATAAATCAAAAAGAAGGGCAGAATATCCAAAGTTTGAAGATCAGCTTGACCAGATATAT